AGATTGTTACTGATCAGATCACTAACATTGAATCAGAATTCTACGACAACAAACTACTACTGAAGATCTATCAAAATCTATGATCCACTTACGTGACCTCACAGTAAAAAACTTCATGAGCGTAGGTAACACCACGCAGGCCATTGACTTTGATCGATCAGACCTTACCTTGGTGCTGGGTGAAAACTTAGACATGGGCGGTGATGGATCACGCAACGGCACAGGTAAGACCACAATCATCAATGCATTAAGCTATGCCTTGTATGGTCAGGCACTGAGCAACATTCGCAAAGACAATCTTGTGAACAAGACCAATGCCAAACACATGCTGGTGAGTCTTGATTTCAGCGTGAGCGGACAGAACTACAGAATTGAACGTGGGCGTAAACCCAATGTGCTCAAGTTCTATGTGAACGACGAGCATCAAGCAGCACAGGACGAAGCACAAGGTGATAGTCGAGAAACACAAGAAGCTATCGAGCGTGTGTTAGGCATGAGCCACGACATGTTCCAACACATCGTGGCACTGAACACATACACAGCACCTTTCTTGAGTCTCAAGGCCAATGAACAGCGCACAATCATTGAACAGTTATTGGGTATCACGCTGCTGAGCGAACGTGCTGATCGTATCAAAGAGCTCAACAGACAGACCAAAGACTCTATCCAATCTGAAGAACTGCGAATCCGTGCTGTGCAAGAAGCCAACAAGAGAATCGAAGAACAGATTGTCAGTTTGGAAAAACGACGCACACTATGGCTACGCAAACAAACAGAAGACACAGAAGGCCTGGCACAGGGTATCGCCGATCTTGAACACATTGATATTTCAACAGAAGTGCAAGCACACAGAGATCTCGAAGCATATCATGCTCGAAAGAAAGCCATAGACGAAGCCAACCGTTGGATACGGCAGATTGATGCCGACGATACCAAACTGCTCAAGCAAATGGCCCAGATTGAAAAAGATCTTGGTCAGATCGCCAGCCACAAGTGTTTTGCTTGCGGCACAGACATACACGACAACAGCCTTGACACTGTGAAAGCACAGCGTGAGAAGACTCTGCTAGAAATCTCATTGCAAGTGCTGACCAATGATACACAACGATCTGAACATCAGGATCAATTGAAGGAACTTGGCGAACTAGGCACAGCACCTACTGTGTTCTATGACAGTTTGGAACAAGCACTGAATCACAAGAACACCCTAGATACTTTGATGAAGGATCTTGCCACAAGATCAGCAGAGACTGATCCTTACGGCGAACAGATCACGGACATGCAGAATCAAGCCCTGCAAGTGGTCAGTTACGATACCTTGAACGAATACACTAGAGTGCAGGAACATCAAGAGTTCTTGCTCAAACTGCTCACCAGCAAAGACTCGTTTGTGCGTAAGAAGATCATCGATCAGAACTTGAGTTATCTCAACTCAAGACTCACACACTATCTTGATAGAATTGGATTGCCGCATACTGTGAAGTTCCAAAACGATCTCACAGTAAGCATTGAAGAACTAGGTCGTGAACTGGACTTTGACAACTTGAGTCGTGGTGAACGCAACAGACTGATCCTCAGCATGAGTTGGGCATTCCGCGATGTATGGGAGAGCCTGTATCAACCCATCAACATCTTGTTCATTGACGAGATGATTGACTCCGGCCTGGACACACAAGGTGTAGAAAATGCCTTGGCCTTGCTGAAGAAGATGAGTCGCGAGCGACACAAATCAATCTGGTTGGTCAGTCACAGAGACGAACTCACCAGCCGAGTAGAAAACATTCTCAAGGTTGTGAAAGAGAATGGGTTCACCAGTTACTCAACGGACATAGAACTTGCGTAGAATAAAAGTCCTGCATCTAGAGCCCACGGATGTGTGCCAGGCCTCATGCCCCATGTGTGCTAGAGAAACCGATCCTGCGTTCAACAAGAAACAGCAACACCATCTCACGATCCCGCACATACAGAAACATTTCAGCGATCGTGTGATTTCAAATCTTGACAAGGTGTTCATGTGCGGCACCTATGGTGACCCGGCTGCTGCTAAACATACATTGGATATCTATCGTTGGTTCCGACAACTCAATCCTGACATCACCCTAGGCATGAATACCAATGGTGCTATACAAAACACATTCTGGTGGCACGAACTAGGGCGCATGTTCAATCAACCCAAAGACTATGTGGTATTCAGCATTGATGGATTGGCGGATACCAATGCTACTTATCGTCGTGGTGTGGATTGGCACAAGCTCATGGCCAATGCAGATGCTTATATCTCTGCCGGAGGTTCTGCACATTGGGACATGTTGGTATATAGACACAATCAACATCAAGTGGATGAATGCGAACAACTGGCCCGACGCATGGGTTTTTCTTGGTTCCGCGCAAAAGTTTCAAATCGTGGTTTCACGGATGCTTTGCAGAGACCGTTGAGTTGGCAGCCACCTGTCACTGGTGCGGGTGCTATTCAATGTCATGTGTTAGCTGAAAAAAGTGCTTATATAGATGCAAGAGGGCGATTGAGTCCGTGTTGTTGGATTGGTGGGTCACAATTTGATGTGATTGAAGATATTAAACAAGTGCAGGTCACTTGGAAAACTTCCACTCCTAACACCATCTGTCAAAAAGCATGCGGAACACATGATGTAAAAACCAATTTTGATAATCAATGGCGACGAGAAATACAACTACAGTAATCACAGCATTTTTACAACAATCACCACAGGCAGCATAACTATATGACTCAAGTAATAAAACTGCAACATGACATGGCTATATCAAAACACCCCAGTGGAGACATTGCCCGACTCATGTGTTGGTTTTGTTTACTTGATCACAAATAATCTCACTGGACGCAAATACATAGGCAAAAAACTGGCAAAGTTCTCAAAAACAACTTACAAAACAGTCAAGCAGAAGAACGGCATCAAAAAGAAAAAACGGATACGCAGCAAAATTGATTCGGATTGGCAACAATATTACGGATCCAGCGTGGAACTATCCGCAGACATCGAAAAACTAGGCACCGACAATTTCACCAGAGAGATACTCTACTACTGTGCAAGCAAGAGTGAATGCTCATACATTGAGGCACGCGAGCAGTTCAGTAGAAGAGTATTGGAATCACAAGATTATTACAATGGCCATATACAGGTAAGAGTGCATGGCCGCCAAATCCTAAACAAAATTTAATCACGACTCTGTGTTGAGTGATATGACTCAACCCCATTGAGGAACGGTGCGATACCCGGTCCGGACTTGGGCGTCAAAGGCAAATTGCTAACTTAAGGCAACAAATGGTCGGGGCTCTGTGAAACAGATACAACCCCTGCTTATAGGACTTGGATCTTGATCGGGTTACTAGGGTTCCGTTGATATGTGAAGCTTGAGTAGGGGGTACCGGTCAACCGCCTCCGCGTAGGAAACTACAATCTCATTAACCAAGATGACTGCTGTCACTCAGATGATGCATCATTCACCGTGCATACGGTGAATTATGACCACAGTATCTAGATGATACTAAGTCAAGAAACATAAAAAACATTGATGAGCGCAGCGATATCAATAGACTTGCGTAGCAAGTCTTGAATTAGGTCATTGGTCCTAGTATTTCAAATCCATCAATAGCCGACTTGTAGAGATGTGCTTGCTCTAGATACAAATATTGGAAACCACGTGCTTTGTATATGGCACATTCTGTTTTCATTGTTTCTATTCCTAATCGACTTTTAGGTCTATGATAAATCCATGCAAACTGATCGCATTGTGCATTGTGTTGATCAAATCTTCTTATCAGACTCCACGCTACCAATCGTCCTGAATCATAGTATCCAATCAAGTCTGACATGGGATCCTGATATCTGGAATGAAACATGGGCATCACGCTCACAAAGTGTTTGTAGATGCAATAGGTGCGATAGATGTCATCTAGTTGTGCCAGCACCTCTGGTTCACGGCTGGTTATGTATTGCCACTCCACTGTGGGTTCATAGTTGGTCCGGGCAAGATCAATCCTGGCAAACTGATATGTCATGATCTGCCTGGAAAAAAGTCTTGTAGAGTTCCGTCTCTATCCAGGTCTAAAGTAACACAATGCACACCGCCATCCCAGAAATATCTGTGTCTCAACGGGCAGATGTGCGGAGTTATTCCATGTCGTTCAAATGCATCAAACGCTGATTTGTTGTAACCATTCACAATGACATTGTGTTGATCAATGGAAAGAATGTTCACATCAAACACACTTTCCTCAACATAGCCTACCCAATCTTGCAACCATGTTTCCACATACTCAATCAGTTCATCGTCATACTCGCTGCCTTTGATCCACCACTTGCCTTGATTTTTTTCTTTGAGATCCAAAAACGACTGCATTTTGCTCCAACTCTCGCCGGGTAGGTAAACAACTTCCCAGCCAGGAAATGTGTGTGCATAGGTGGGCATGTCTTCAATGCTGACGATAAGTCCGGGTTTTACCGGACTGAAACAACCATCAATATGACCGCCTGTGGTCACAAGGTGATTTCTATAGTGAGGAAAAAAATGATCAGTGAGTTGTTTGATCTTTGCAATATCTGACTCTCCAGAGATTCCAAAAAATAAATCTCGGCCAATGCGTGTGATTCCATTGGCCGGAATCTGATTTAAAATGTCATGGTATTGATTTTCAATTATGCGATTGCCGGCTGACTTCACAAGATCGGTCACAGGACTCCACCATTCAAACTCGCTGCTCTTGGCAATGATCTCACTGGCATTATCACCAGGTTGGAACTCAAACTGAAACAGGTTTTGACACTCCTCTTGTATCCAAGACGGTAGTTGTTCAAATGCAGTAAATTGTGATGGCCAGTCTGGACCACGGAGATTGTGATAATTTTTTTCAGTCCAGTTGGTTGGTATGATACTGCGCCCTGAAGATTTTATGCTGATGTTGTCATAAGGAAACACAAAAAAGTCAGATCCGATCATGATCATCTGATCTCGTGGAATCATGCTGATAGGTCCGGGTATGCGACGATTTTGAGTGAGCAGCCGATCCAGTTGAACAGTGGGAACATTTGGCCGCACCACCTGCACATTGAACCGTTCAAGCAATTGAACAAGATTGAGAAAGTCTTCTTCAGTTTCTGTGGCAATGCGTTCAAACAAACTTCGCAGTCGAGGATTGGTTATAAAACTGTAAAATTCTGGAGGATAGCTTTTACCCACCACACAAACTCGCAGCGGGTCCCATGGTTGATACACACTATACATTATGTTTTCCTTGGATCAGTTCGATTTTCAAATAACTGTGTCAAGTAATCCTCGGGCCAGTTGTGATAAAAATCTTGATCAGCCATCTGCTGTGCTCGTTGATCAAGTTTGCTTAGACTTTGAACCATGGCCAGAGCATATTGACCTTGATTCATGATCACTCCGTTGACATCCTCTATCGCAGCAGGGTGATCTTCTAACACGATCAAGTCAGCTGAGAGTAGAAAATCTCGATTGGCAGATTGCAGTCTGGGAGAAAAATACTCCAGAGTCCATTCTCCAGGATCATATGCATAGATCACCACTTGATATTGTTGCATGCCTAAACTAGCACGTGACTCAAGATCAAAGTAAGGATCATTGCCGATGAATATACCTACCTCGTCATTGAGTCGTGCTTGTCTGGCAAATGGACATGGTGCCCAATTTTCCAATGCTGGATGGGGAACTTCTACAAAATTTTCCGACCAAGCAAGTATATCTCGAGTGACTGTTTTGATATCCATCAGAAGAAAGGCATGTTGGTTTTTTTGGTTGTTTCCAAGTTTTCCTTGATCAGTTCGTTCACCAGTTCACGTTCCTGTATGCCCAGAGCCATAGCTTGATCATAAGTTAATCCACCTCGCATGAACCAACTTATCTTGATAGCCTCCTGACGGATGTTTTGGCAATCTTTCTCCATACGGTCAACCAGGTCATTGATCTCGTCGAGATCTAGAGTCAGGAGGCGTTGTCGAAAAAACTTGATAGATCTAGTGTGAACGGTTGTGTGTATTCATGCTTGCACTCACTGCAAATGATACTCACTGGTTTTACTTCACTGGCAACTTTGAGTGCTACTGCGTGATTTTTCAATTGATTGAATATCTTGCTGTCACAGTTTTTCAAGTAATCCAAGATGTATTCATTTTCTGTTACCAATGCTGTTGGAGACTTTATGGCTGCGATACTGGCAGCCACAGTTTTTGTAGTTGCTTGATTGATAGCGGCCATGATTTTAGCCACTTGATCTGAACGTTCAGCTTCATCAGTGGTCTGCTCGTATGTGCGTATCATCTGCTGTTGTTCCATCTGCACCTGACTGTTTTGATTTACAGTTTGAAAGGTCATGGGCTGGAAATAAAATTCCAGATCTCCAATCACCACAGGAGTCTCGTAGTTGCCCACAGTGAGTAGATCGTTTACTTTGCGTAGATCCACTGTTAAATCTTCTAGATGTTCGCAGCCGGGGCATTTGACATTTATATCCATTTCATGTCCATAACTGGCAATACGAATGCCCACCAACACAGCGTCCATGTCAGCACTGGGCATGACCCAAGGATCACGTATGTTAGGCACACAGCTCTTGATAACCGACACAGTGGCAGATCCGTTGAACAACGCATCCGGTGTTCGATATGTGATCTCATCCACTGAGGTCATGGGCAGCACAGGTAGTTCACCGTTGGGCGGCATGTTTATTGCGCCAGCTGGATAGAATTTACCTTGGCTGGGCAGTCGGATGTAGATCGCTGGTTGGCGGAAATACTGTGTGAGTGGGTTGTTTGGTAGCATATTTTTCCTCGCTAAATATAATTATGACAAGAATTTTCCTGAATAAAATTAAGAGGATATACCATGAGTGAAACTGGCACAGTAAATCTAAGTCGAGACAGTGTGCGAGACATAGCCCGGGCATTTGCCGACGAACTAAACGGCGGCGGATATAATCGCACAACCGGTGGAGCCGGCACTACCGGAACTGGCGGTCAAAGTCGTAGAATATCTGGTGATTTGGTTGAAAGTCTCTTTAAAGATCTAGTTCCCGGTTTCAATCGCAGCTTTGCCCAGATGGCCAATGGAGCCACAGGACTGTCCAGTTTTAATAGTGCAATCGAAGGCAGCACAGCAACTCTTGATAAACTAGCCGGCGGGTTATTGACAAAAATGCCTGGACTGGCCCAGGCGTTGGGCGTGACAACTGCTGCACTTTCATCATATGTTCAGCAGGTAAACCAACTTGCTGATGCTCAATATGACGCTTACACAGAATTTTCCAAAGTAGGTGCTGCTGATCGTGTTTCTGGTCTTGGCAATGTCATGGACATGTTAAACAAGTTTGGTTATGCATCCGCTAGAGATTTTCCCAAACTAACTGCATATATCAACGAGAACGCAACTGCTTTTGCTGCGTTCAATGGCACCGTTGAAGGTGGCATGAAAGAAGTTTCTAATGTAACTGCCATCATGCACAAAACTGGCATGCAAGCCGAATTGATGCAGATGGGTATAAACCCCGATGAGATGAACAAGCGATTTGCAGCGTTACTTAAAAACGTGCAAATGGCCGGTGGTAGCATAGCCAACTTGGGAAAAACCGAAGAAGACCGAGCACGAAGTGTAAAAGAATTTATCAAACAACAAGATATTGTTACTAGACTCACTGGGCTTTCTGCCGAACAACAACAAAAAGCTCTGGAAAGGGCCATGGCCAATGATCGATATGCTGCACTAAGAGTGCAACAACAAATTGAATTAGAAAATGCAAAAGCAGCAGGGGACACAGAGCTGGTGAACAAACTCACCATGGCTATGGAAAAGCAAGACAGCATGATCAAATTTGCAGCAGGGATAGGCCCAGAATTTGAGCAAGGAATGCAAGACGCATTCACCGGTTTTACCACTGATGCAAGTGCAAAACTGGAAAGAACAATTGGCACGTCTGCTTTAGAAGCGGCAACAGCGATTCCTAATAGCATGAAAGAGTTGAATGAACAATTTGTTCAAGTTGGTTCGGCCGCAAGAAAAGCAGCAACCGAAAGTTTTAGCGCATTTGCAGTGAATACACAGGCAGGGCAAACCGGAGTAGTATTAAACCCAAGAGAAATAGCAAATCTCAGGAAGTTTGGAGGAATGAGTAAGGAGGCGCTGGCAGAAGCCTATGCACAACAAGGAGAGGCCAAGCCAGGCACCGGTGGCACTCCTCAACCGTCAGAAACTGCACTGATCAATGTGGTTGCTGTTCGACAAGAAGTCATGCGGGCAACATCGGCGTTTGAAAATTTTGTTAATGCTGGTCTGAAACCCATATCAGACATAATGGTTGGTGCAGCCGCAGGTATGAGAGGTGTTCTTGAATTACTTCCAGGATCAACACCGCAATTTTTAAAAGATAACCCGGCTCTTAAAAAGCAAATGGAAAACGAAACAGGCATCAATGTTGCTGGCACGATGGGAGGCACCAAGGAGTTCATAGCCGAAGAACGAACCACTTTGAATAAATTGCAAACCAAGGTAACAGAAACGGCAGATAGCATAGCTGAGGATGCAAAAAAGCAGGTCAAGAAGTTGGACGAATTTTTAGAAGAACTGGGCAAAAAAATTCAACAAAGAATAGGAATACCACTTTCTTCTAATAACACTACGGCCAATGATTTAAGAACAACTATGTTAAATGCAACGTCATCTATGTTTGCCGGGGCAGTGCAAGAAGTGTCACCAATTTTGCGAACAAATATCAATTCTTCCAGAATGTTAAATGACTTTAAAAATGCTGCCGGCCCTGCTGACAGATACCGTCAGACATTGATAGATACTGTGTATCGACCTGACACAGAAAATAACGACACAAAACTTGCAGATACATCGGGCGCACTGACTGGTGTTGGCACCGTTACAGAAAATATGTTTAGAGATCAAATGGCAGCATACGAAACTATGATCAAGCAACAAGGTGAGTTGATTGATCTACTGCAAAGAAGCATAGGCATCCAAGACAAGACTTTACGTGCCACATACAACACGTAACTATAAATAACACACTATGGCAGAACCAAAACAAGGCTGGAAAAAATACTTCAAGGTTGCAGATTTATCTGGACAGATGAGCCCAATCGCGGGCGGCAGAGATCAGGGCTTGCCCGGATATCCTAAAAACGACGGCAGACGAACCAATCAAGCTGACACAGATTTTAGCTTTCGTAACTACGCCAGCCGACTGCCGGAAGTATACTCTGGACATCCTAATCGTATTGAACGCTATAATCAATACGAAAACATGGATGCGGACTCGGAGGTCAACGCATGTTTGGACATCATTGCCGAGTTCTCCACACAACTCAACGAACAAAACGACACACCTTTTGAGATAACCTACAACGACGATCCTACAGATCACGAGATTGAAATCATCCGCAAACAGATGCAGCAATGGGTCAAGCTGAACAAACTGGATCAACGTATCTTCAAATTGTTCCGTAACACAATCAAATATGGTGATCAGATATTTGTGCGCGACCCAGAGTCATTTGAAATGTATTGGGTGGACATGAGCAAAGTGGTGCGTGTGATCGTGAATGAAAACGAAGGCAAACGCCCAGAGCAATACATCATCCGTGACATCAACCCTAACTTCCAGAACTTGACTGTGGCAGCAAAGACCACAACTGACTTCATGGTCAACCCCAGTTCAGGTGGTGCAGGTGGTATTGGCGGCAGCATGCAAGGTGGCGGATACACAGCACCCAGTTCAGCCATGAGCGGTGTGAGCAGATTCAATCGTGCTGTGAATGAAACCTGTATCGATGCCAAGCATGTGGTGCATATGAGTCTTAACGAAGGCTTGGACACATTCTGGCCATTTGGTAAATCAATCTTGGAAAACATCTTCAAGGTATTCAAGCAGAAAGAATTGTTGGAAGATGCTATGTTGATCTACAGGGTGCAACGTGCGCCAGAGCGTAGATTGTTCAAGATTGACGTGGGAAACATGCCCAGCCACATGGCCATGGCGTTTGTGGAGCGTGTGAAGAATGAGATGCATCAACGCCGCATCCCCACATATGGCGGTGGCGGACAGAACATCATGGATAGCAGCTACAATCCGCTGAG